CACAGTCCAGCCAACGGGGCCGGAGAAGAAGGCCAGCAGGCCTGGCAGCAGAGTGCCGGTCAGGAAGGTCAGGAAGCCGGTAAATGCGGCACTGATTGCCGCGATTGCAGGGCCAGCCAGAGCAGCCCATCCGGCGATGGTGGCGCCGATTTTCAGGCCGGCCAAGACGGGGCCGATGGAAGCAAGAGCAGTAATGGCCGGAGCCAATGCAACAAAGCTGATTGCCAGCAAACCAGCGGCAACAATTATTCCCTGCATCGGGCCAGGCAGCGCATTGAAGCCATCAAGCAGCCTTACCAGCGACTCAGTTATTGCGGTGATTGACGGAAGCAGCACAACAGCCAGCTTGCCGCCCAACATACCCACCTTGCCTTGCAAGGTCACCATGGCAACTTCGCCCGCCTTGGCATCCTTGGCGTATTGAGTTGTCATTGCGCCAAACTTGCCGATGGCTTCGCCGCCCATATTCAGCATTGGAATCATATCGGCGCCAGCTCTACCGAACAGTTGCAGCGCTATTGCGGTTTTTTCAGCTCCGTTAGGCATTGCCTTGAACTTGTTGGATATTTCCAACATGATCTGATCTGTATCTTTTAACTTGCCGTTTGCATCTACTGCGCTAATTCCCATCGACTTCAAGGCTTCACCGGCTTGCCCTTGACCGTTCTTCGCTTCGACCAGTCCCTTACTTAATTTAATCATTGCCTTGGTAACGCCTTCAACATCAGTGCCGCTGACCTTGGCAGCCTTTGAAAATCTGCTCAACGCTTCAACGCTGACGCCTGTCTTCTGGCTTAGGTCAAACATTTTCGCCGCGTTATCCATTGAGTTCTTTGCCAGGGTGATCAGCCCCGCCCCAGTGGCAAGCGGAACCAATGCACCTAGCGCGCCACCTAGGCCACCAGCGGCGCCGGCCAGTCCTTTCAACCCGCCTGACACCCTGCCAGCGGTGCCGCTAAGACCGCCGATGGCGCGGCCTAGGGAGTTGATCTTACCCTCGCCCTCAACGTCTGCCTTGATCTTCAGCAGCGCCTGCATCTGTGCCATTTACTTCGCCTCCTTGTTGATCAGGCCGCGTGCGTGCAGTTCCATGATCTGCAGGTCTTCCATCACGCCGGCCAGATCCTCGGTGATCTGATACAGGCTAGCCATCTGCAACACCACGCCATAGTCGAGCCCGATCACACCACTGGCACCGCAGCGCCATTGCGTCATGCAGCGCAGGAACAGACTCAGCACCTCCATGTGCTCAGGCCAGATGTGGTAGACCTTTGGCGCCAAGATTGCCTCCGGCAAGGTCATGCCAAAGGCTGCCGCATCAGCAAGCAGCTCTTTGTTGGCGCTGCTGCCATGGAGCAAGTGCTCCACAGCGCCTGTTAGTTTTTTGCTTTGGCCTTCTCTGCGCTCTCGATGTAGGTGGTAACCAGCACGTCAGCAACTGTTTCAATCTCCAGCAGCTGCGCCTTGCTGTCTTCTGAGTAAGGGATCTGCGTGGTGTTGTCTGACTCAAAGATGCCAGTCCATCCAACCAAGATCTCGCCAGCAATCGCCCTGGTTGGGAGAGAATCGATCACTTCATCTTTTGCGGCGCGAGACTTGATGCGCTGGTAATCCAGCGTGATCTCGTCCATCCGGCTTTGGGGAAGCCGCTTAAAAACCGCCTCAAAATTGTGAGTGCGGTAGCGGCCACCGTCTTGCCGCTCCCTTACCGTGATTGGCCAAGTAAACGTAGGCGTTTGCTCAAGGATGAAGCCCATGGATCAAGTCAGCGCAAGGGTAAATTCATCATTGCCTGCAGCGGTTGGCTGAGGCATGAAGGGCAGCTTCAGCATGATGATGCCGTCGTCTTCATCGTATTCTGGGGAGCCCAGGGTGCAGGTCGGTGCCGTGAAGGTCACGATGTTGCCGGCAGTGGTGCCGTGAACCCAGCTGAACTGGCCTGCGGTCTGTGTGCTGGCAGAGCTGAAGTAGTTCTTCTGCGCGATCGTAGGCGCTTCGATTGTGACCTCGCCCTCGGGCTTGCGGTCGGTGATCATCACCTGCTGGGTACAGCCGCCCAGCTGACGGAATGGTGTTTCGTTGGCTAGGTCGAGGCTGAAGGCGCTCAGGCAAGCGGCGTAGCCATGCACCTGCAGGGTGGCGGTGTTGGCGCTGTTGACAATCACCGGATCAGCCTGGTTGCTGAACGTCGGTGCAGGCTGCGTCTCGTCCGTTGGTGCGTTGAAGATGCCGGTGAAAGAAAATGAAATCTTAGGAATCTCGCCAGTTTCCAAGGCCATGCTCCAGGTGCCCCGGCAGCCGGTGACCTTGTGGCGCACGCCATCAGCAAAGAAGTAGAGCGTGACGCCCTTGAAGTTGGCGCTGACTGGGGAGTAGGTGACGCTGGTGCTGGCCACGATAGTTTCAGCAAACCCGCAGGCCTGCATCAGGGCCGACCACTTAGGCGCTGTGCCTGCAGTGCCAGATCCGGCAATCTCCACGTCAAAGGAGACGCTGACTAGGCGCTGGCCCACCACCATCTCAGTGTTGCCGAGATAGCCAAGAATCAATTCGCGGTCTTTCAGTTCCAGCTGCAGGGGCTGCGGGTTCAGATTTGAAACCAGCACCGCATCTGTCGCTGCGGGCGTGGGATCGGTCCCGTAGGCGCTTTCAATCTTTGCCAGCAGTAAACGCTTACGACTCAGTGCCATTGGTGCTCTCGGGGATAGGCAGGTCTGCTGGCGTTTCTTCGATCAGTACCCATTGATTCTTTTTTGCATCCAATAGGTATGAGCCACCTTCTGATGGGAGAGGGGGTAGTTCCTTCGCCACGATCAATCGGTGCTAACGCCATCGACAGCCTATGGAGGGCCGTTAAACGCCTAGATCGGTGACGCTGGATCGATAGCGGACGTTGTAGGTGCAGACGGTCCAGAGTGCGGGTTGATCGGCCTTCTCCATCTGCGGGTCAACCGTGCCGGGAAATATGTCCATCGCCAGGCCGCCGAGGGTGCGGTCAGACATGAGCTTGCTGTGCAGGCTGATGATGATCGGATCAGCCAGCTGATCAGGAATGGCGCCCCTGGTGTAGACCGCGATCAGCACCGGCAGTCGCCAGTCGATCTTGCAATTACTCACCAGCTCCTCAGATGCTGAATCAGTGCCGGGTTCGATCACTATGGCCGGGGCCTCGTTTCTGGCGAAAGCTTCCACCCTGCTGCGATAGATGCGAGTGCCTACGTCGGCGGTGCCGACCAGCGTGGTAGCCACTGCTGCCAGGATTGATTCGCGTTTGCTGGTCATGGCTGCAGTTGGTAAACGCCGGCTAGGTGGTATTGATTCATTAGGACTGTCAGCTCAGCAACATGGGCCATATTCAGCGGGATCTCAGACAGCAGCAGCCAGATAGCACCCTGCATTTGTGGCCGGTTTTCGCGGGATGACATAGCGTCCTGTATGGCGCTCACAAATACTGCCATTGCAAAGGCCGAGTCAGCGGTTTTTGGCTGACTGATTACTGCCGCGTAGATATTACTACTCAGCAATGCGCTATAAAATCCAACATAGTTAGGCTCTATTGCTGCCGGCCAATACTCTGCCGCTGCTGCTGCTACCTCAGTTGATGCGGTGCCTACCGGCAGTACCAGCGAGGGGCGAGACGGGTCGCGATCATCGCTGATGATGATGCCAGCAGTGGAATACGCAATTGCCATCAGAGAAGTGCAGCGACCTGCAGATAAACAATCCCGCCGCGAGCGCTGCCGGTTTGAACCGTTGTGGCACCAGCCGTCAACGTCGGCCACGTACCAAACGTCTGCGACACTTGTCGCCAGCCGCCTGACCCTGTGCTACCCGATGACACTTGCGCCAATGTTGGAGCACCTAATACTGCTGCTGCATTGTTAATGGAGGTGCCAGTCAAGTGTTGCAATGCCGGCGCGCCATCGCTATTCGTCGCCATCCAATATGTAACATTCCCTGTTAAATTAAAGTCGGTAACGTTATCTGATACAACGCCAGCCGTAGCTGAACTTAGGCTTACGGTAGAACCAAGCGGCGCACCATTTGGTTCACCGTTCACCGTTGCGTAAATTGCCAGCTGAATTGAGCTGCCTGCAGCGACTGTGTTTATCCGAGCGCCAAGTTCACCAACCGTAATTGATCGCGCAAGTACAAACGGATACAAATAAATAACGCTTGCCACCATCGCAGCGCCGTTCCCCACAGCGCCCTGCAGCGGTGCTAGCCAGTAGCCGGCCGCATATTGCTGGTTACTGGCGCCGCCGCCGCCTGGAGGGGCGGCCCATGTCAGGTCAGCTCGCAGAAAGTTGGTAGTTCCGCCACCGCTTAGTGGTGCCAGTCCTGCCGTGGTGCTGGTCACTAGGGGCAGGGTTACATCTGCTCCCGTGCTGCTGCTCAGCAGCCTTGTGGTGGCGTCAAAGGTTAGGTCTGTTGCAAACCTGTTGTCATCGCCAGCGGCGACCGTGCCGGCTGATGTGCCCACGCTTAGCACTGCGGCGCCGCCTAGGCCCAGCGTGGTTCGTTGTGCGGCGGCGTCTGCATCGTCAAGTAGAGCCTTGCCTGCTGCCGTGATGTCGCCGCCGAGTTTGGCGGTGCTTACCGCTCCGTTGTCAATCGTCCACGTCGCGCCGCTGGCCGATACCGTGATGTCGCCCTTGTCGCCGTCGCTGATCCCACCACCACCACCACCCGGCAGGTTGGTGAGCTGTGAACCATCAACAGCAGGAAGGCGTCCGCTGCCGTCCAGTCTGACCGCATTGCCGGCTGCCGTGCCGTGGTTCAGTGCTGCCGCGGTGCCCAGCCCTGACTCCAGCGCATATCCGGGGTGGGGGTCTGCAGCTGCAACGTGAGCGCTCACCGCACTAGCAGCAGTGCCTGATGGATCTGCGCTCACATCCGCGGCGCTTGGCATCGCATGGACGTGGTTGTCGCGCGCGTAATTCGTGCCGTTACCGGCTGGAGCCGTACCCAGTGGTTGCGGAGTCGCTGAGGCTGCGGCTGGAATTGTCGGCAGTCCTGACAGCGAGCTGTAGGCGATCGGCCCACCGTCGCCGCCGTCGTGGTTGTGGCTGTTGCCGTTGCTGACGCCTTGCGCTGCTGGGGCGTAATCCGTTGATGCCGTGGCGGCGATAGCTCCTGTCGTCGTGCGTCGCTGGTTGCCGCTCTGCACCACATAGACCAGCTCCGCGCCAGTTAGGCCGGCGGCGGCGGTCAGTTGTGAGAGCTTTTGATCAGGCATTACACCTCTAAGAGCAAGAAGCTGGAATCCTCCAGCAGAAAATAAAATCCATCCTCAAGCAGCAGTTTACTGAGCGCTGCCGTCACCTTCGTCAGCGTAATTGCGCAGAACGCGCCATCATCCACCAGTCGGTTGTCGCGCACCTCGTAGGAGTTGCCGTCAATGGTCATTGCTGCGCCGTAAAGCAGGTCGCCAAATTTCGACGCCTCGCATGTCAGGCTGTAGTCAGTGCTGATCACCATGCCATCTAGAACTAGATCGCCCGGCATATCCAGCACGCCAAAACCAGAAACGGCGCCAGCAGTTACGCTGACGCCGAGGTCTGTTAAGAACAGAGTGAGATCCTCTGTTAATGCCATCAGCTGTACTTGAGCAAGCCGTAGCCGTGGCAGGTCACGCTGCTAGATGCGGCGCCCGTTTCAGCAGTGCAGCTCAAGCGGATATAACGCTTGAGATCATTGCTGTTGAGGGTGATCACCTGCTTTGATGCAGCGTTGGCGATTGCGGTAAAGCCGCCGCCAGTAGCAGCCACGTAGGTGGAGTTGTCGGCAGACTCTTCAATCCTAAAGGTCAGGTCGGTGCTGGCGCCGGCAGCGGTGCCGGTGAGGATGATTTGAACATCACCCTCATATCCCTGCAGATCTACGCCGGTCTGGTTGCCGGTAGCGGTAATGGTGGTTGTGGCTAGGAGAGTGAAGTGATGAAGCTTGTCCAGCGAAAGCTCATGAACAGCCATTGATTTGACGGGGGGTTGATTTACGGGAGCGAGGCTTTGTGGCCTCTGGGGGAGTGATCACCACGGGATCAGGATCTAGCGCCTGCTCAGCCCTGCCCATGGCCAGCAATAGCCGGGCATCGGCAGGGGTCACCTCCACCACGTCACCGAT